TCTCTATAGACTTAGCTTCTAGTGCATCTGCGACGTGCTTGAGAGTCACATCATCTTCAACAACTTCTTCAACTTCAGGAGTGGCTTCTTCAGCTACTTCTTCCGACTTAACTTCAACTTCAGCTTCAACTTCGGGAGTCTCAACTACAGCTTCAACTACTTCTTCAGACTTAACTTCTTCAACAACTACTTCGTCGATTTTAGTTTCTTCAGACATTTTATTTTCCTAATATTTTTAGCATACGGCGTATTTCAGATTGTTCAGCCGCCTTAGCTTGTTTTTTAGAGTCATGGTCTGCTGAAGCATCTCGCTCAGTTTCCAATCCGCTTATGCCCTTCGCTAACAGGACTTTTGCCTCACGTCTCGATAGCCCTGCATCTCGCAGTGCTTTCTCTAGTGATCTAACGTCGTTACTGGCTTTTACGGCAGTAATAACAGACTCTTGGTTAGCCGGTATCGCTACCAGACTGATTTCGTGCAGATCTACTTCGTGTAGTAAGTTAGCACCTGATTTTCGGTCGTACTCCTCCCGAACCACTCGGTAGCCAATAGACATAGAATCCAAAGCACCATCTTTAAGAAGTGCGTAGGCTTCGTCAGCGTCTCGGACACCCTGTGTTAATCTACCTTCGACATATAGCCCTTTCTCGTCTTCCATCATTACTTCCCAAACGCCGATAGGACGTGTGGTGTCATGATGTGCCAGCATCTTAGGCTTAGTACCGACCTCTAGGTGTTTAGCTATAGACTTAAGGAAGGCACCACGCATCGTGATATCACCTGCGCGATCTAGGTGGTCGAAGGTGTTTGCATAGCCAGCGAACTTCCGCTGATCGTCTGCATCGACTGAGAATGACTTCGCATCGAACGCTACGTCTAGTCTTTTTATGTTGTCAGTACTACAAGGTTCGCAGACCTTACCGTCTGTGCAACACATTCCGCTAGGCTTCTTCGCCATCATCAGACTCCTGTGTAGGTTGTTCTTGGTTGCCGAAAGTTAGGTTATTAGATTGAGACACAAATTCATCACCACCTTCGCGTGGGTTATATCCTAGCTCCATTCGAGCTTCGTTAGGACTCATAACGCCAGCAGTTATAAGGGTGTTATATGTGTCTACTCTGGTAGCCATATCGGTACGTAATAAGTTAGAAGTATCGAACTTAAAGCACTGCGTAGTGACATTAAGTAGGGCCTTGTTTAGACGGGATTCGATCAGCATAAGGTACGGTAGGATCGTAGCTTTATAAAATGCTAGATCTTGATGTTCAATGTTAGAGAATGTAGCCCTATCCAGATCGCCAATCATGTGCGGCGGTACTCTGAACATCGCGCAGATCTCTGAGCGTGTGTACTTCCGCATATCGAGAAGCTGTACGTCTTGAGGGGATAGTGATACTGCCGAGAACTTGAGACCCTGCTCAAGAATAGCAACCTTATGTGAGTTAGCTAAACCACCATGTGAGGCATTCCAACTAGCCTTAATGTTCTCGAATGAATCATCGTCTAATATACCATCAGTGTGCAGTACTCCGCGTGGAGTCGCGTCGTTCGTGAATACATTAGCCGCATAGTCTCTAGCATCAATTCCTGCACCAATAGTGTTAGCGTTGTACTGAATAGGTGAGACCCCTGTTACGCCGTCCATCGACATACCACGAATGTGGAGTATCTGATCTGGTCGCATAACATCCTGATCACCATTGTCGAAGGTCACTACATAGACCACGTTATACTGTGAGTCTTGCTGTACTGATACGTTTTCAGTCTTAAGAGGTAGAATCTCAACAACCTTGCCAGAGCTAGTTCTATTAATGTAGCCGTAGAAGTTTCCTGACAGGCACAGATTAACCATGACATAGCTGAAAAACTCAGGACCAGTCTGATACTCATTAGGGCTGTTAAGAATTAGGTTGTGTAGCGGTGCTGAGTTGTGCAGTTCCTTACCTGCGGCTGTATCTCGGTATAGCAGACACGGTAGAGTAGCCATAGTGTCTGAGAGCACTTTAACGCACGAGTACACGGTGTTCATTCTCATAGCCTGCTCATTGTTAACAGCCTTAGTACTCGCTGTGTAACTCCCGAAGAAGTCAGACAGTGCGCTACTGTTAAATGGCAGACTTATGGGCGCGGCTTTCTCTTGGGTCTTACCCCAATTAAATAAAGCCATTAGTGGCCTCCTGTTAGTTTGTTATAGGGTGCGGATTCCTCGACTGCGGTATACGTCCTTTTCTAGGCCGCCATTAACTTTTAGACGGCCTAGGGCCATAACTAAAGCGATAACGCCATCAATCTTGTTCTTCTCGCCTTCCTTTTTTATTTTGATATTATCGTTAGGGTCCACGTACAGAACGCAATTACTCAACATCCAAGACAAAACGGGATCGCCGCCGTGTATTAGATTCTTAGCTTTTACTGCTTTCTCAAGTTCTTTGGAGGGGTCAGACATAGACATAATACCTTGAGCAAACTTAACCATCGGAGCGCCCTTTTCAATTAAGGAGGCTGATAGCTGAGTCGCACCATAGGCATCGTAGGCTATTTCTCGCACATTATAAGTTCCCATAGCTTTTAACACGTCTTGCTCAATAAAGCTGAGGTCCGTGATATTGCCTTCGGTAGTTGTAATGTAGCCAGCGTTAGTCCACTCGCGGTACTTAGCACCAATGAAGCCCGTAGCATTGCTAACGGTGTCTTCAGGCAGATAATGTTGAACGTAGGGGTACAGTTTCCCATCCTCTACAAATATAAGCGCCATAGACGCGAAGTCAGATACAGATGCTAGATCAAGACCTATATAGCACGGCTTACCTGCCCACTGTTCTATAGGTGGTCGTTCGCCACTGGTAGCATCCCAATCCTGTGAAGTAATCCATGCGGCAGAACTAGACATCCACTGGTTAAGTCTCTTAGTCCGAAAGTTAGTCTCGGCACTAGGTGACTCCATAGCTTGTCTAGCCATACGCTCTAGATCGTCTGGGAATACGGATATACCATAGCTCGGATTGGCTTTCTTCCAGACTTCAGGATCTCGCCAATCGTCGTCAGCATCGATAGTCCATATGGCCGCGAAGAACGTGTCGTCCTCTACGTCGAGGTGTGGATCGATAACTTTCATACAGTACTCACGTAACTCGTAGCATATTCCCTCTCTATTAGTACCAGCGGTAGTGATAGCGAAGATAATAGGTTGAGCACGTGCACCAGATGCGACGTTAAGTACATCCCAGATCTCTGAGGTCTTATGAACGTGGAGTTCATCGACTACGGAGAAGCTGGGGTTACGTCCTTCTAGTGAACCAGCATCAGATGATAAGGGCTCGAACTTAGAGCCGGAAGCCTCGTGCAGTATTGCTGACCTATGTACCTTAAGGTGCTGTAAAAGCTGTGGTGATTTCTTAACCATAGCCTGAGCGTCCCCATGTACGATACGACTTTGATCCCTAGTAGTCGCGGCGGCATAGCACTCAGCCGCGCTCTCCCGATCTGCTATCAGACCATATAGGGATAGTCCTGAACAAAATGTAGACTTTCCAGACTTACGTGGAACTTCAATGTACGCTGTACGGTAGCGTCTGTAGCCGTCAGAACTTCGCATCCAGCCATATAGCTGGGAGATAATAAAGATCTGCCAGTCTGCTAGTTCTAGGGGTTGGTTAGCTAGTGGTCCTTTCAGGTGCCTTAAGAATCCGAAGAACTTAATACAGCGGTTAGCGGCATCTGAATCATAGTAGAATTTGGTATCTTTACCAGTGTGGTTTTTGCGATCCTCTATCGCACGGGTGCAAGCATATTGCAGAGGCTTTGCGGCAGGTATGTCACCTGACACCACACGCTCTGCATACTGCCAGCCCGTAGTGTCAGTCTGTGACATGTTGTGTCTCCTACGGGCTTACTTATCCGCCTTCGTTTTGGCTGGCTTCTTCTTAGGTGAAGGTTCAACTTCTGGCTTATCGGCTACTGGCTTAGGTGCTACGTAGCGTCGTGCAGTTTCACACCAGACATATGTAATTTGTTCTCTCATGATTTAATCCTTGTTATTAAGTTACTGTACTTTAAGGCCCCGAAGGGCCTATTCTTGTTATTTGGTTACTGGTGTCAGTGGTTGTTCTACCCATTCGGCTACTCTCTTCTCTTGCCACGTTATATAGTCAGCCATCTCAGTGAGTCTTCGGTCTGTAACAGCCTTTACGTATTCTGCGTTAGCTCTTTTCACTAACTCTTCCAAATCTGGACGCTGTATGTAGTCATCTTCTTGAGTACGGCCCGTATGAATGTAAGCACATTTAAAAGTCTCTTTAGAGTAATGCATGTAGTGCTCTTCAGTGTAACTAGACTCTAACTCGGTAACACCCCATCCACCTATTGACATAGTATCGATAGGTGCTTCAACCCATCGGTAATGGGACTTTCCCATACGTCTGTCGTGCCATTTTATTTGTACCATGCAGGCATCTGTCATTGCTAGTGTGCGAGCCTTAAAGTCTTGAAGGCTGGCGATCTGAGCTTTTACCATAACTATCATGTCTTCGATAAGATCAGTAGACTGCTCAAATGGTAGGTGGTGCGCTCCGTCACATACGCCTTCAAAGAATCCCCAGCGAGTTGTGTAGCCGTGCTTAGATAGTTTTCCGTTAGGTAGCTTCTGGTGACATCCACAGATCTGACAAGTTCCTGAGTGAGTTGCTTTAGCCATGTTAAGTATCCTTTAGTTATTAAGTTGCTGTGTATGGGGCCCATTATAGGGCCTCACACACGTATGTCAACAACTTTATAACACAAAGTTACTTTTATTTTTAACCAGCCAAAAATGAATCAAAAGAATCGACCTCGATTGGCTTAGAGGCATCTACTTTAGTCCTAGCGGCGGCGGTAAGGCCATACTCAGTCATTAACCTAATAATGTTTGTGTACGACGTATTCATCTGAGCGAGGGCTGGATGTGGCTTTTGATTTACTTGTCCCGTAGATCCCTCAGACTCTATGATAGGTCCATCAGCAGACACTAAGGCCCTGAGCCGTAAGTACATAGAAAGTTGATCGGCTAACAGTGCAAAACCTATAGCATCAACCTCAGTACCTACACCCATAGAGTAACAGTGCGTTGCCACCTGATTGTATAGCTCTGAGGCTATAGGGTCATGATCCGCCCATGATGGCTTAACCGGCATTCCGGCAGGTAGGGACAGGGAGTCGCCTGCCCTATCTTTTCTAAATGTGCCTTCTAGCTTCTTAAGGGCTTCTGGTTTTCGTTTTCTTCCGGCCATGATTACCTCCTCAGATCTTAATGGACTTTATGGAATCGGTTAGGGTCGTGCAGAGCCATCAAGGCCAAGACACAAAAGTAAGGGCGGTTTGGGGCCGAGGAGACATGTCGGCTCCCCGTGAGGAGGTCGGGGTTGTGCTAGATCCGCAAACTAGCGATTACGATATCTGAAAGATTAAGAGCAGAGGCTCTGAGGCTAGGTTAGATGCCCCAAGGGTCTCAGGCGTGTCTCTGGGCCTGTTTACCTTGTTTTTTTGTCTATCTCTAGATATCCCTCCGTTATCGGGTAAGTTCCGATAGAATTAGGGTTTATTAGTTATTTTTACTATATTTGTGACCGCAAAAAAAAAGTCTCATTTAGGCATTACAAGAGACTGACTGGGCGGCGCTTCCACAGAGAGCGCATGGTACCTATGTAACCACCCCCCTGCCCATAGGAGGTCCTCTAAGCCACTCTATAGCGTGGGTATATATTATTATGTTGTTTAATATAAAGTCGCTTAGAATGGCTTATATTAGCTCCTACGATCAGAGGCCGTCTTCTTGTTGTGACAGCTATGACATAGAGGCTGTAGGTTAGTCTTATCGAACCGCTTATCCCAGTGTGTGCGTACAGGTAGTATGTGATCCACTATGTCTGCTACTACAGTGAGACCCTGCGCTATACACCTGACACACAGGGGGGACTCTCTACGTACTCTCTGAGATAGCCTACGCCATAGAGGAGATGCATAGAACTTATTTAGCCTTGCTCTCTCTGGGGAATCCCTGTAGGTGGTTAGCTTCTCCTTTCTACAGGGGTCACATAGGGTACCCTTAGTAGCCATACTAGGACACATAGGGGTACTACATGCACTAGGAGCACTACGGGCCACTACAGGCAAGCTCTACTGGCACGGTCCCACTCGGCAGGCGTACACTGATCTATAGATACTCGCTGTGGTTGAAGTGGCTGTAATATAGTAACCATCTCCATAGCCTCATTACGAAGATGATCAATAGTTCCATTATTATCAATAACAAAACAGGGTGGATTAGAAAGTCCTGACTCTGAGGCGTGTGTAGTAACAGGCGGTGCATCCTTCCTATCGATGTATAAAACGACACCACCATTCTCTAAGATCCACTTTTGCTCATTCTCATAGCGTAAGTCGGTTATGAACATAAAGTCCACGCCTTGATCCTCAGCGGTATTAAGACGCTGTTCTGCTATCTTAATCCAAATCTGGTCGTCTATTAGTTGCCTGCCGAACTCGTCGCCCAGTAATTGCATCATGCGGCGTGGGGATGTGTCTAAATCATGAGAATCAAGAAGTGATCCTTCTTTGAACTCTCTGTCCTCAAAGTCTTCGACTCGACAACCTAAGATTGCTGATACAGCCTCTTTTATTGGAGATGCAAACGATAGAGATCGTAACTTGACATCAGGGTCTCTGCGTAGCATCTGGGTTGTCATAATATTAGATACTAGGTCCTTACCACATCCTGCTGGACCTGTTAAAGCGATAATAGTAGTCATCTTAGCCTCCTCAGACTGTAGATAAAAAAACCCTGAGAGAACGAATCACTCAGGGTCATTTAGGACGCAGAGATGCCTAGGCGGTCTCTGCTATATGTTGAAGATTAGGGCGTAGGGAAACGCTAAGTAGTGCGTACAGACCACATACTAAAGTCCTACCAGTCACCTAAAAAATCGAGTTTCTCTCTTCTGTATGGGACTTTTTTCGTTACAAGTGAAACCCACGTATGACGTGGGCTTGCGCGGTGCTACTATTTTGACTTTGGTAGCTCTAGCCAGTCCTCCTTATCAGGATTAAATAGGCGTACTCGTTTATTTTTACTGTCATAATCGCCTTCTCTGAGAATACGAGCCATCTGAGCCTGCTCTAGCCAGTTGTCCTGACCCTTCTCTCTGTATGCGTTTACTACAGCGTTCCATGCTCCATCGAAATCAAAGTCGTGGGTAGCTTGACCGTTATCGTCAATACCCACATACATGAACTCTGCTAGGAGCTTCTCTGCTCTTTTTGGACCTGTTCCTAATAATCCCTTATACCCATCAGTGGAGTCTCCTATCAGCACTTGGTATAACCAGTAGTAGTCTGCGTAGTCTCTTGAGGTGTAGGTGGGGAATGCCATAGTGTGAGGCCTAAGGTACTCAACATCTGGTAGTGTGAACATGTCTTTATCTATGCTCACGACTACGCTGTTTGGTATCTTCTTTTGTAACATGTGGAATATGTCGTCACCCTCTAGCCAGTCCACAGATACGTTATCGAATCTCTTAGACATCTCGTCTCTTAGTTCTCCGTAGCATATAGGCTTGGGGGTGGATTTCCGGTGCATCTTATACATGGGCATAACCAGCTTACGCCAGTTAGACCCGTTCTTAGGGGACCATACTAATATCACCTGTTCGCAGTCAGCCATCTCCATCTCTTTAAAGATCTGGGCCTCTGCGTCCGCTATGGCACCTTTTATATCACTCCATATCTCCTCGCCGTAGTCTCTCTGAGCACTAGCGGCGGCTTGATAACATATTACATCTGCATCTAATAATGCTGTACGCATAGTCTTCCCCTTAGTGAGTGTCTGCCCATGAATTACCCTGCATAGCTTCACCGTCCAGAGGACATCTGAGCTTAAGGGCTACACCGGCTTGTCTGATTGCTTCCTCGAATGCCTTACCGACCTGATCAGCTATCTCAGGGGAGGACGATATCTGGACCTCATCGTGGACGTTAGCTACGTAATTCCAACCTACAGGCATTAAGTTCTCATCGACCAGACCTAGCTTAGGCATGATGTCGAAGTGGAACTCTACGAGTGCTTGTTTCATTACGATAGCACCAGCACCCTGTAAGAGTGTGTTAAGTGCTGAGTGTTGTCCGTTAGTCTTGATCTTGCGACCGTCTAGGCCTTTAAGCCATCCTTGACGTTTATCGCGCTCTTGACTAACTGCGATGATGTTTTCTAATCCAGTAATACCACGCATCAACTTATCGCGTGTTACCTTCCCGTTCTTATGATTGATAGCTGGTATTTTCTGACCTGCGGCCTTAGCGTCGATAGCACATACTTCGGCCAGCTTCATGTTACCTGCGCCATACAAGAAGGCGTAGATTAGTGATTTAGCTGAATTACGATCATACAGACCTGCGAGGTTCTTGGTCCTAGTGTGAGCGTCTGTACCTTCAGCATTACTACCGTGGATAACAGCTTCCGCATAACTACCACCATCCCATATAGCAAGATAGTGAGCGAGCATACGTAGCTCTAGGCCTGAAGCATCACAACCTACTAGCTTATGTCCCTCGTCAGCCACCCAGACCTCGCGCATACGGTGGTCTTTCTTATCGACCTGAGCCATGTTCGGGTAGAAGTGCGACATACGGTGGGTACGACAACCAACAGACTTAACACGTCCGTGGACACGTCCGTCTTTCTCTAGCTTTAGCCATGAGTTCTTTCCGTCTGCTATCTGTGATAACTGTTTGTTAACACGGAAGTAACGGTTGAGGTCCTTAGCTTCTGGAACCTTAAGGTTAGCCAGTACAGACTCATCAATCTGGACCATGCCAGAGTTAGTAAACTTACTAGGCTTCCACTGTGGGTACTTAGAGGTCAAGCGGTGTACGATCTGAGGCCTAGATCCAGCGTTGAACTGCTGAATAGTGACCTTAGTGTATGCCGCGCCCTTCACGGTACCTGTAGTCTTATTACCTACCTTAGGAACTGTAGGGTGTACATTGGCCCATCGATGTTCCTGATAAGCCCAGTTGCCCTTAGTCGGTATGATTGCTGGAGGGAATGTATTCTGCATCTCGCGCTCAATCAGGATAGCTTCTTCACGAAGTATGCCTTCAAGATCTCTAGCCTTATCGAGGTCCAGACGGAAGCCATGTTGACCCTGTAAGGATAAACACCAGTTAGTCTTAAGCTCTAAGTCTATAGCTGGTCTCCAGTCGATCTTATCGTGAACTAGGTCCTTCTTCATTTGAAGCTGTAGCATGTTGTATATGCGGACGTTAATGTCTACATCACGTTCCATGTACTCAAACATCTCTACGAATGTCTCTGCTCGTGTCTGCCCTTCTACTGGTTCCATCATGAAGTTAGTGAAGTCTCCCTTCGGGAAACCCATCTCGGCACCATACGACTTAATGGCGTGAGATCTTCTCTCAGGGTCCAGCAGTTGCGCTACGATCATTGAGTCCCAGCATTTATCAAATGTGATAACGTCAGGGTATAGTTTGTGTAAGGCCCAGAAGTCGAATCCGACTAGGTTATGTGCTACTACTCTGTCCGCTTTGCGGAGTCTTTCTAGACCCTCAGCTAACGAAGGGTAGTTATCATCGTAGTCTGTGTATGTTGTAACTACACCGTCTACAGGGTTAGCGATACCGCAAGACCATATCGTAGTCATACCATCGACGAACCCGTCTGTTTCTAAATCGAATACTTCAACTTTCATAAGGCCCTCCTTTGGGCGGTGTCTGTTTGGTTAAGGGGTTGAGAGGCCCGAAGGCCCCTCTGTTCTCTTAGATATCGACGATCTCACACACACCTGCTGTGCAAGCTAATGTTTGACTGCCTTTAGTTGTGTCCTCTGTCTCAAACTCTGGAAGACGCGACCAGTCAATAGTTGGCGGCATGTCGCTTAATGCCTCCTCGTACTGCTCTTTAGAACACTCCTGATAAGGAGCCTGACTGTAGCTATGGTCGCTATGTGGTAGGAATGAGACACCTGATACCTCGTCAAAATGCTCATAGACCCACGCGCCGACCTTCATCCACTCGTCATCACGTACTGAGATAGTTACTGACGGCTTATGCTCACACCACTTGCGCTGATACATAAGCCACATGTCTAGCTGTTTCACAGCGTCAACATCTGCTCGTGTTACTGCACCCTCCGGAGATTTTGTAGGAAAGCTGAACACAGTAGTCGGACCACCCATCACGCAGGGTTCGTTAGGAACTCCGCTGTCTTTGAGGAACCTTGTTAGCGGATCTTTATTGTCGCCACGCACCGTCCGTATGTAGTACTCAGAGTGTCTAGTGTGGATACCAGAAGCACTATCGACTAACTGAGATACAGTGCCGGATGGCTTCACTGCGGTGATAGCAGTACTTACAGGAATCTCTAACTCAGCCGCCCATATAACATTAGTGGAGATAGCGACACGCTGTAGAGCATCTAGTACTGCCGGTGCTTCTTCTGCGAAGGTGATTTTATGGCAGTCCATAATCCCAGTCATGCTGACACCGAGCAGTCTCTCCTCTGCGGTGTTGGTGTGCCAGATGTCTCTTAAGTATGGGAATTTAACGTAGGTACTTTGAATGGTACCTAGAATTGTGGCTAGTCTGACCTTCTCCGAGAGTGTCTCGAACGTGTCGTCGGGTCTGGCTACTACTTCCGTTAAATTGCAGAACTGGTAGGGGCGTAGGATTATCTCACTGCAAGGGTTCGTCCCAAACTCATGATTAATATCACGCCTTCCTGTTTTCGCCGCCTGCGCTCGTGAAGCCGGACGACTGAAGATACCACGCTCACCAGATTTAGACTCTACCAGTGCTGACCACTCACGGATAAAAGTCTCCATGTCGGGCTTTTCTGTATAGCATACGGAGTTATTAGCTAAGGCTCTCTGTGGGTTGTTATCGAACCATCGACCAGACTTGGCGTGTCTCATCCGATCATCAGATAGATTAGACAGTGAGATCATAGCGGAGCGTCTCACGCCACCGCATACGACCACCTCGCCAATTTTGCACATCAAGTCATGACACTGGATCGAGGATAGCTTAGAGCCTTTAGCCGCGATGAATGTCTCACAGACAAACTTAAATAGGTCAACCAAGGGCTGAGGACCACTAGCACGACCACCGAACGTCTTTAACTTAGTCCCTGCTGGACGTACCTGCGTTACATCCCATTTAGGTACTTCTCCGGCATACAGTAAGCTGATTAGCTGACGTAAGGCCTTAGCCCATCCTTCCTTAGAATCTCTGACGACGATAGTTGTCTCAGAGTCAAACATTTGTGCTGGGATGTCGGGTAGCTTCGATATGTATTGGCGCTCGACGCTGAAGCCAACACCAGTACCACACAAAAGAATGAACATAGCCTCATCGAAGCATTTGGGGTCCTCAATCGGTAAGTAGCTACAGTTATAGGCACAGGTATTATCTCTCTCCATTGCGACACCAGCGGTCATCATGGCCCTCATCGATGGCATGACCTCTAGGTCTCTTATTGCTTCAGTCAGTAGGTTATAAGTTGCCTCATCCACCTTGTCTCCGACCACGTTGTCCATATATCTATCGACTGTCTCTTCCCATGTTTCTCGTCGGCCTTTCTCCGGTAGCCATCGGGCGTATCGGCTCATAGCTATATAGCGTTGGTATCCTGTCATCTCAGTCACTGTGTTGCTCCTCAAAGGGTGTTAGTTAATTGTTTAATAGTATGTTGCTGTTAAATATCGACATCAGAAAACGGATCAGATCCTGCTGTCGGGGGTGGTGGTTCTTGAAGGTCGTAATGGTTCATGCGACCACTGGGGACGTCATAGCGTAAGTGACCGGCTGGACCGACTTGTCCGAATGGCCTGTTCTTTAGTACGCGTATCTGAGCTACATCGCTTTGGTCTTCTGATTGCTGATCTCGTTCGAGGGCTATACAGATATCCGATAATTGCTCCAGCGACGCTGAACCGCGTAGAGACGTTAAGCTAATCTGTGCGCCTTCGTTATATGACTTGTCGCCTGAGCCTCGCTTGATATGAGAGACCGCTATGACTCCTAGTCCAGTGTTCTCTACTAGAGATCTGAGCTT